CGATAGAGAAGGAGTACATCCCCAACACTGGTCGCCACTACGCTAAGCTTGAGGCGAACCAGACCAGCGAGGAGAAAAGCTTCGATGAGCATAACGACCGCTTCAAGGTGAAAGCCTGGGCGTATGAGGATGCCGTCGCCTACTATGAGGAACTCATCTATAAGTACAACCACTCTCCGCATAGCAACGAAGCGTATTGGGGCGGGCGCACTCGATGGGAAGTCCTTCAGGAGTCGGTTAATCCCGAACTAGCAAGCATCGACAAGCACCGCTTAGCCGCCTTGCTCGGTGAGCATCGAGCCACTTCGGTACGTCGAGGGTCTATCAAGGCGAACTACCGCTCCTTCGCACTGTCGCCCGAAGCGATCGGTAAGCTGAAGGATCGCAACGGCAAGGTAGATGCCTACTGGTGGGAGCAGGAAGAAGGGCAGATGGATGAAGTCTACGTCTACGAAGGTGGACGCTACATCGAGACAGCTGTCGAGGTCGAACGCTTCAATGAGGCGACGATCGAACAGACCGCTGAGGATCGCAAGAAGCTACACGGACAGCTACAGCGTGTAAAGTCCTTCGACACCTATATCACGGAGCGTCTCCCTGGTAAGGCTCGCCTGCTGAAGGAAGAGACACACCGAATGCTTACTGACCTCGAGCCTCAAGAGGTGGTCACGCTACGCCGAGGCGAGGATGGTGAGCTCCACGACGAAAACGAAACAGAGGACTGGCTGGTGACCTCCCCCGAGGTGAATGACATCCGAGCAAGGGCGCTAGCAGACCTGTAAGAATAGTAATCGAATACGAATTAAATCAGATTAGAAATGGAGTACAACGGAAAAGACTACTGGACTCGAGAGGCGCTTATCGAGACGTTCGATGGAGTAGGGTTCAATGAACTGGACAAGGAAGGTGCCTTTGGTATCGCCCTATGCATCCCCGAGATCTACGATGGAATAGTCTACGACTTTGAGAGATTCAGCTCAAAAGTTAAGTCGGCACTGACGATGCAATCCTTCTGTCCCGACTAGCCATGAAGATGACGGTGGTATTTGAGCCCTGCTATATGTGGGATGACCTCAAGAGGGTCTTTGGCGAAGAACGAGCCAAGCGACTACGAAAGAGAGGCTCCTTTGGTAAGGCTTATAAGAGTGACAGCGGGGAGATCTACTTCGAGGAGAAGCAGTTCTCTCGGTGGGTGAAGAAACTAATCAAACGACAATAGAATGAAGAAGAAAGTAAAGAAGAAGGTGAGTACCGTTGTCTACTCAAAGGATGGGCTTATATCCATTTTGGGGATAGACAAGTACAACGAACTGAACCAAAGCAACGATTTTGGTCGGGAGGAGTCCTTCCTTAGCGGAGATATGCTCATAACCATCTACAGGGAAGCTCAATTCTCCGAAAACGCCCTAAATGCGCTACGCTATGCAACTAAGTAACGAACTCAAGGGGCGCACGCTCGAGGCAATACTCGCCGACCGTGCTAACTACCCCAGCGATAGCAAGCACGCTACCGCCCTCGGCATCTCGCCCAGCGTGTACAATGTCTTGAAGAAGGGGAAAGTCGAGAAACAGCTTAGCGAGACTGCATGGCTTAGTATCGCCAGACGACTCAACGTGCCCCTGCGTGGCGAAATCGAATGGAAGGTCGCTCCAACCGCTACCTATGACTATGTGACGGGACAGCTGGAAGCGTGTCAGGAGCGAAGCCTCTCTGCCCTCCTCTGCGACCTGCCGAACATCGGTAAGACCTTCTCAGCTCGGCACTACGCTCGGACGCATAAGAATGTCGTCTACGTGGACTGCTCTCAGGTCAAGACGAAGGTTCGTCTGGTGCGACAGATTGCCCTTGGTTTTGGGTTAGAAGCCAAGGGAAGGTATGAGGAGATCTACGCTAACCTCATCTACTACGTCAAGAGCCTCCACCAGCCCCTGATCATCCTTGACGAGGCGGGAGACCTGCAGTATGAAGCCTTCCTCGAACTGAAAGCCTTGTGGAATGCGCTGGAGAATGCCTGCGGATGGTATATGATGGGTGCTGACGGGCTGAGAGCAAAGATTGAGCGAAGCATCGACTGCAGAAAGGTCGGCTATACCGAGCTCTTCTCTCGCTTCGGGGATGCTTACCGTCAGGTGACACCGCTCGATGGGGAGGAACGCAAGACCTTCCTGATGCGCCAAGTGGTCGAGGTGGCAAAGCTCAACGCCCCCGAGGGGGTGGATGCTGTTAGCCTTGCTCGAAAGTCGGGGAGCCTGCGCAGGGCTTACACCGAGATCGAGAAACTGAAACTACAAGCTGGGGCATAAGCTATGGAAAGAGCCTACTCACCTTCCGAAATCCTCAAGAAGAAGATCCCGAGCATCCCCTTTGAGGGGGTATGGCGTGACGCCTTCGGAGAGCCTGGACGTACAGGTGTCTGGCTCATCTGGGGAGAGAGCGCCAATGGGAAGAGCTCCTTTGCGATGCAACTGGCAAGAGAGCTGACTAAGCACGGTAAGGTAGCCTATAACTCGTTGGAAGAGTCCCTCTCCCTCTCCTTCCAAAACAATATGCGCCGATGCCGAATGGAGGAAGCTCGGGGACGCTTCTTAGTCCTCGACAGAGAGCCGATAGAAGCCCTTACCGAGCGCCTCAAGCGCCAACGCTCCCCAGACTTCATAATCATCGACTCCTTGCAGTACACAGGTATGAACTATAAGGAGTACAAGAAGCTCAAGGAGCAATTCCCTAACAAGCTCTTCATCTTCATATCGCACGCCGATGGGGAGAAGCCGAAGGGGTCGACCGCTGTCAGCGTCCAATACGATGCCGACATGAAAATCCTAGTACAAGGCTACCGAGCAATCTGCAAGGGACGCTTCGTTCCCGAATCGGGTAAGCACTATAGCATCTGGGCAGAAGCAGAGGCGAAGTACTGGGGCTTAGAAACCGAACAAGATAATGAACCTCAATACTAACTAGTAACTAAGAAAGAATTATGGACTACGTAATCGTAAGCGCCGTGAGCGGGCTGATCGCTCTACTCCTATGTGAACACCTTTCGATCGCTCCTCGACGCAAAGAGCTCGAAGAGCTGAAAAGGAGAAATGAAGATGATCTTAGAGAGCTCTATAATCTCCGAGGAGAAAAAGCCTGCCTAAGCGAAGAGCTGGAACAGCTAAAGGCGAAGAGTGAAGATGAGCTCCGAAAGCTCCGTGAGGAGAATGAAAGCATTAAGGTGGAACGGGATTATCTCTCTATAAAAATGGTCTGTATGAAGATCGGGCTTAAGAAGATCGATGAGACTCTTGGAGAACAGAAGAAGGAAATCAAGGAGCTACGTCAGCAGAAGGAGGCTCTGGAGAAAGATCTCCTGGAGCAGGTCGGTAATCAGACAGAGAAGAGTGATGTCGAATCGTGAATCCTACGCCGTCTTCTTTGCCCTGCTCAAGAGAATGCCAGGTGCAACGAAGGAAGATCTCGTAGATCAGTGGACAGGAGGTCGCACCTCCTCCTTGAAGGAGATGACCGACAGGGAGTATAGCCAGATGATCTCGGCACTCCGCTCTCAGGTGGAGAACCTCGAAGAGAAGAAGAAGGCACGCTCAGCCGTCTTGAAGCAGATGCAACTCTACGGCATCGATACGACCAACTGGGAAGCTGTCGACCGCTTTTGTTGCAACGCTCGTATCGCAGGTAAGCCCTTCCGCTACCTGGAGGTCGACGAGCTGAAGAAGCTACGAGTAAAGCTCCTCAGCATGCGAAACAAGGCGGAGAGAAAGGACGAAGCCAATCGTCGCAGGGAGATTGCCGAGGCGCAGACCAAAGGGCAGATGCCCAACTAACCCCCAATAACTAACTTAATAGACAGAAGTATGGCAGACGTACGAACCGTCCAAATGACGGATGCCGAATGGCAAGAATTTCAATCTCTCAAGAGAGAGAAGGAAGAACGGGAGAAAGCCCAAAAGCGCAAGGAAGATCGGGAAGCTTACCGAGACCTTACCATTGATGCAGTCACAGAAGGTTTCGGATTGCTTAAGGCTCTTAGCGGGACAATGAGAGAGACGAAGAGGCAGGTCCTTGACGTATTCCTCCCAATTATCAGAATGCGCAATGAGCTTTTCGATGTGGATTCAAAACAGGGGCAGTACACCTTCATGAATCGCGATTGCACTCAGAGAATAATCATAGGCAGGTACAAGAAGTATATGCATGATAGCACTGCCGAGGTGGGTAGCTC